GCCACTGGCAGCAATGTTCTTTTGTTGTTCACCGACCATCATCATTCCAACTTCCTTCAATGGCTTTCCAATATTACTTGCCCTGGCAAGCATTTCGCCGAGAGTTTTGTTTAATATTGAATAATCAGTTCCACCCATTTTATATTACAAATGATAAATAGACAACAAGTCCGAGTGACACAGCGACGCAAACTACAAATCTCCACGCCTTCACGTCTTTGCCCGCAGCAATAATCATCAGCCAATTCGTAATTGTAATCGGTCCGATCTTTCTCGGCCGTGATAACCAATAAAGACTCTTTGGCAATCGCACACCCAGTATTACTACCGATTCTCGATCTTTCCAATAACTTTCAGGCAAGATTATTTTCTTCGCGCAAACATAAAAAAGAAAATCTTCCAATCCAGCGAAATGCAAGATTACGATGCATAGAATTGTTACAAGCAAAGACAGATTAAAACCGATGAAGCCGATACCAGTTAGAATGATATAAAGATACCATAACGCAAACTGGCTAATAGATGCTGCATCCGACGCCTTTTCATTGTATCCGCCTTTTTCCCAATAGATGAGTTCCGACTTTGCCATTTTGTAACAATCGTAAATCGCAATGATAACGAATTGCAGAATTATAAATGGAATGTTAATCATAAAGAATCCAGACTATCCTTTCCAAATATCCGGTCGTTCGCATTGAACGATCCGCCGGTTGTTTTTGGATTCGATGTCGGCTCGATCGCGCCGTCAATACTGGCAGTTCCTTTTGCCACGTCCTTTAAAAATGCAATGCCATCCTCAAACCACTTACGCACATTTTCAGGTATCCCAATTGATGCTCTTCTATCGAACAAATTGAATGCAGCAAATTTACGAGACAAATCTTTCACCCGATTAGGAACGGGAGAAAATGGAATCGTATATCTTTTTCTGCAATAACTATCTATCAATGAATCCCCACCTGCGATTGCTTCTTCTATTATTGTCTGATCGACATCGTCTTCCCCTGCATCCGCTTCCTCGGTTGTAAGCTGTATCAATTGCTCAATCGAAATTGTACTTGGTGCAATATCGCCGTCATCGGCGCCGTTTTGTATGCAGTATCCCATAAGACTTTGAGCGGAAGGCAGGATTCGAACCTGCGACCAACAACCTGGAAGGATGCTACTCTACCAACTGAGTTACTTCCGCAAAACCGTCCCAGGGAGTGCTACGGCTCCCCGGGACAAGAAGGAGGTTCCTGCGTTGATTCTCTGAGGAGGAGTTTCACCACAGGAACTACCTGATTTAAGAATTATTAACCTTAACTGAATATGGCCACAACCCGAATGTAGCTGCAAATCTCGCTTCATTCGAATATCGATATTCTGCTCGATTGAATACGACATCGTTAGTCGCTTGATCCAATGCAACCAGGTGTGGTTCTTCGCGCATTTGTAATGCATAAGGTTTAATCACGCCACCGACAAAATCGGCATACCAGTCAATCGTGTCTGCCAGGTTATTATCGACAATATATTCGAATGCGCCCTTCAGAGTATTATCCCCGCCGGAAATCAAAGTTGCATTCACTAAATTTTCAAACACACCTTCGAGATCGGGAGGTATAACACAAATTATCGACAGTTTCCCGGCTTGCCGGATAAATGGTTTGCCCTGATCCGTTTTGAATTTTCGGAATGCCGCGCGAACTTTAAGAAAGTCCGTGGTGATATTTGCAATTGCTACGCCCGCCCCGGTAATCAGATTGCTTTGAGCACCGCTCTTACCTGCGACATGGTTTGCTGCATAAAAATATTTGCCATCATAACACAATATAGAAGTACCAGCGACACGAAGATCAGAAAGTAATTGATCTTGTTTAATAGTTCCTTCCTGAGCGAGTTGCTGGACTAAGATATTATATTTGCCCAAACGATCATCTTCAATATCATCGCGCTTGACACCGATCGTGGATTCCCACTTTTTATTCGGTACATTGAATCCATAACCGAGAACATCTTTCACAAATTTATCGCCAAGCCATTCTCGCATCGATGGTGTATCACCAAGCCACTGATAGTCTTCACTCGCGCCACCGGATAAAACTTTCATTGCATATTTCGGCCAGATCGGAGGCATAGCTTGAAGTGCCTCGTTGAAGATGGCGTTGAAGCTTTTCTGCATGCTTACGAGTGTTCCCGGGCTTGCAATAACTCCACCGGCCAACAGGCCGATACCTAATAGAATCCCTATTCCTACTGTGCCGGAATTATTTTGCCCGGCAGATGCAAACGCTGGAAGCGCAACGATCGCTATCAGCACAACTGCTAAAAGTATTCGTTTCATATTTTCCTCCGATAAAAAGTGATCAATTGTTTAATTCTCGTTTTCAATCGTAGGGGCGCATTGTTATGCGCCCCTGGAATAATTATCCGACTATGTTGCAATCAATATTGTTACCTTAGCGGTTGCCGTATTATCTGTGTTAGCTCCGCCGACCGTGATACTTATTACATTGTTTTCTGCCACAACGTTTAATGCACTTGGAGCACAATAATCGACATCGCCTACTGCACTACCGGCTTGAGTGATAGTTATCGCACCGTCCGTAATAGCTGTGGCGCCAATCTTCCCGGTTAATGTTGCGTCGCCAGCTGCTAGTGCATGAACCTCTAGCACTGATTTGATTTTTGTGATTGTTCCAGCGACAGGAGAAACAACGCGATATACTTTTGCGTCGGCTGCTACGAGATCAGCAATATTTAATTCGAGTGCAACGAGATTGGCTCCAAGATTTTGTCTTGAGGTCTGTGCATTCGCAACATCGCTCAGATTGTTAGTGGCTACCAGATCGCCGTCATTACTAATCGTGTTTTTGAATTCGACCCAAACACCTTCAGTATCGACGTCTCGGATATAACCAGCGACTGAACGACCTCCACCAACTGTTTTCGCAATAGTGCAATCGTCAACTAGATAGCAAGCATCGCCAATTTGAGCTTTCGTGATCTCGTCTCCGCCTGCAGAATTATCATAGCAGAACGTGCCTTCCTCAACTTCGACGTAAATATCACCGCTTGAGCCGAGTGTATTGTCAGCTTGTGCTCGTGCACGTCCGACAGCTATTAATCCGGTTCCTGTAATTGCCGGTTTCGCCCAACCGCTGGAATCGAGCACGACAATCGCGCCGTCGTAGATTTTTACTCCGGTGAGTACCGGATAGGAATAAAGTTTCGATTCACGGGTTGGCGTGTCACGATCTGCAGCTAACGCCATCATCGCAAATGGGAACACACCGGTTCCGGTTACCTTTTTAATCAGGAAAATAATAGCAAATGCCATTATCCCAATTAGTATCAAATTCAATTGTGGACTCATGATAAACTCCTTTTAAATTGTGATTGAATTATATTCATTACCCTTTTCTCCCTCTCATTTTAGAGGGGGAGATTCAAAAGGGATTAATTTACTTTTTGCTATGCTTCTCCAGTTGGTCAATCGGTACACCTAATTTCTCTGCCATCGCTTTGTCTTCGTCGGTAATACCTTTCGCTCCAATGTCACCGCTGTCTGGCAACTTACCTGTCGGAGCAATTTTCGGCTGTTTTTCCCAGTACACATTGAATGCAGTCATATCTTTCGCAGCGAATTGTTTCTGCGATTCCATCCATGCGGCATCGCTCTTTTGCACCGGCAGAATCTTTCCGTCGGTAAATGCTTTGGCCAGGATGTTGTCGAACTCGCGCGTGAATTTCTCTGTCTTTAGAGTTGTAAGTTCTTCTTTCGCTGCGACGAGTTCTGTCTGCGCAGCTTTGGCGGTGAGATAAGTTGCCTTCGCTTCTTCGATCGTTCCGGTATCCTTCGCGCAGATCTCTTTTACAAGATCCGCTTTGGCAGCGATCTCGGTTTTGATGTTGGCGAAGAATGCCATCAAATCCTTCGCTGTGACGGTAGTGGCTTCTGCAGTTGAGCCGATCGCTTCTTTTACCTGTCCGACGAGTTTGTTGAGTTCGGCAAGTATATCCTCGGCCGTTGCCGTTGTTGCCAGGTTGAGAAAATATCTCAACCGATCTATAAGATCATTCATAGTTGTATCCTTTCCTTTTATGGTTTGTGAAAAATGTTTTGCTACTATTGGATTCAATTCGTCGATAAGTGGTTCATTGGTAAGAGCTGCATGTTTCAAGATACATGGTTCGATCTTGCCGGTCTCTTTATCCAGACCCTTCAATGCAAAAACCGGTGAGACATATCGATATTCAAAATTCTTTATCATTTGAGCTGCATGATCGGTCCAACGGGTAACCGTTGCGCGTGCAACCCTGATACCATCCCTTGTAATGGCATTCAAGTCACTGAACCATCCGGCCGCCGGTGCCTGTCCTTCGCCAAGCGTTTGATGTTCATAATCGATAACAACATCACGATTCGGGTGCCGTTCACGTCTTGCTTTGAATTGCGATACAGCTGCATCTACATCCGCAGCTGTCACCTCTATCTCATATAGTTCGCCTTTATTATTCTTTTTATAATACTTGCCTTCGGCAAGCACATCGATCTCGGACGGGACATTACTTCCGGAAATATCAACACCATTGCATATAAGTAAATCGCTGCCGTCAGAATCTAATCCTATCACTATTCCCTTGGCCGCTGTCTGTTTTTCTTCCTTCGCCGCTTCAAAGCTTATATAATCGACTTTATTATCCTTCAGCCATTTCTTCGCTTCATCTGCAGTGAATTTTGTCTTATCAAATCGGTACGCCTGGGTAACCATCGAATCGTCACCATCTTTAAGTTTACCTATGATGATTTCGATCCCATCGGTAATTGTCTTATTGCGAAAACTATCCGATTTAAATTCGGATGGTTCTTTTATTCTTGCACTATGGAAGTTCGGATAAGGCATGTTTCCTATCCTACAAAATTCTGATTCTTCATTTCTTTCGTTTCCCGTTCTACTCTTAATTTTTCATTATTAATCATTGCCTCAAACTTCCATTGCATTATTTTTTGCACGTCCTTATCCATCAAAACTCTTTGCATCACTGCCTGCACAATATGCTCAACTATAATATCACGCAGTTCCTTGATTCGAAATGCAACATTGACTGTCAACGCTATGAGCACGATTGCCGAGATTAAATATATCTTCAGCAAATCTTCCAGCCATGGCGTAAGGAATACGCCTAATGACATTGCCGCGTTGGCGAAGATATAAACTGCGCGATTCATCCACCGATTGCTCCAAGCTCCTGTTCTAAATTTTTTATTTCAAGGATGATCTTTTTCAACTCTTTCATCTTCTTTGTAATAGTATTGACATTTACCTGCAGGCGGTCCGGCATGATGCTTTCTATATATTTGAGATCCATATCCAACGGCTCGAACTGGAAAAGAATTCCTTTTGCTGCCGTATCGATTTCGATTCTGAGCGTATTTAATCGCTGTTTATATTCCTCAAGCCGCCCAAGCATTGTCGTTCTATTGGTAATCATGTTTCCTTCCCCTCATAATTCAATTCAGTTTGTATCGTCGCATAAGCGTCACAAGTTTAAGTCCATATTCAGGATCCAGTGCGTACGTCTTGGCTATTGACCGCGCAAATTTCTCTGGAGAATTCACATGCTTGAATGCGTCTCGATACAGCGGTGAACCCGCTATGTATTTCCCGTGCACGAGAAAGGACTCCGCTATATTTTGATACCGCGAGAACCGTGTTCGCTTCGGAATCCATTTTCCATTCACCAATATTTTGTCCATTCTCACTACATACCGGGGATGTTGTAGATATTTTTTTGTCGCTGCGTAGGAATGGCCAAAATAATTTTCCGCTCCGAGTGAACATAATCCCCATTTGCTTTCTAATATCCATTGACTTATGACCACGCTTTCTGGAACTTTATAAAGGGAATCAACGATGTGAGCCAAAACGCGGACCGTGTCCGGGATCTTCCCCAGCTGAAATATTCTGGATTTGTTTCGACCTCCGAGATATGCTGCCAAAACTCCGCCAGAGTCCGGGGAAATCGTCCATTCCAATACCACATCATCGAGGATTTCTTTTGAATCGTCTTTTGAAATTTGCTCAGGAGGATAATTATACCAGTAGATAAGTAGGATTGCGCCGAGCGCAAAGCCGATAACCATACCAGCTGTGAGCCATCTGATTTTTGATCGCATGAAGTTATCTCCGGGATAGTTTGAGAATCGGGGAAATTGAGTCTTGCAAATTTGCCAAAATGTTTTGTTGCAGCATCATCATATGCGCGAGCCGCTTCTTCCATAGAACCATAACATCCAAGATGAATTGTTTTACCATTTATTCCGATGTCGGCGCGCCAATAATCTCTATCTTTATATATTCCTTTCAATCCGGTTTTATTCGCAATGCCTATTCTTTTATTAAATGCCAATTCTTGATGAGTTGCGAAAAGGAGATTTTCACGCCGATTGTCCAAAGTATTACCATTCCTATATCCTATCTGGAAATCTTTTTGATTGGGCAAAAGAAACTGAGATAAGTATTGTGTCCTTTGTTTTTTAATTTTAGAATCATATATATGTCTTACCGCCTTCCAATCTTGACGCCAGATCGTTCTATCTTTCACTGCGTTCCATTTATATTGATTTACTGCCGGATAGTCTTCGTCATCGATTAGAGCAACTTTCCCTTGTGTCAACGGAATTTCTTGCAACCTCTTCTCCATAAAATAAAAAACGCCTCGCCCGCCCAGGTATTACCTGAACGAACGAGGCGTCTTGTGATGGACTTACCTCTATTTACATTTTATTTATACTTCAATTACTTAAGGGCTTGTGCCCTAATTCTACTTGCTAATCTATTGATTCGGCAATTAAAAGTCAAATGGTTATTTTTTGCCGATCTCCTTCTCAAGAGCCTTTAATCTTATTCTCCAATTCATCTATCCTTTCTAATAACCAACCCAGGCAAGAAAATGGTAAATCGTCAATTTGCTCACCGGTTCTAAAGCTTCGTTCCGCTTCAACAATTTCCTTGGCTGCAGAAATGCATAATGGATGTAAGTCTTTTGCATCTGCAATGGAAAGCTGATGAGTGGACTTATTGCCTATTTCAACAAAGCAAACACGCTGCCACCATAGGCTTACTCGTTGGAATTTATTTTTCAATTCATCATTGGTCAAAATCTGATCGTCTACCATTCCAAATCCAAGTAAATGAAGAGCTGAATCCCGAAGTTCCTTTTGTTGTCTATATTCTTCATAATGTTCCTTGCATCGCCCTCCCAGATGTGGTTCATTGAGGCAATCATCAATTATGCAAGTTTTATTTCTTTCTTTCATCTACTTATTCTGTGAATTTTGAACCAATTAAATCCTTCATGGTATTACAGCAAGTATTAAAAGTAATCTTCATATTCTCGAAATCTTTCCCTTCTACAGTAAAATGGGCACTTGTTTTATGGACAGGGCATTTAATGGATTTCACCTTTTCTTCTAATGCTTCTCTCAAATTATATAGGACAAATCCGCGAGTTGCATCTTCATAGTTGCCAGCTTCTATCTTTTTGCCTGCAATTAAAAAATCTATCTTTAACATTTTTCCTCCTTGAATATTTATATGTTTAATTCTTCGGATTTTATAACTAATTTATCCCGCCACTTAGGCATATGCATTCCAAAAAGTCTTCCTTGAAATGATTCAAATTTCTTAATTGTTATAACGCGATTATCTCCTAATGCTGCGCCACCTTCTACACTCGATATATCTCTTATAAGATCATGTAATAATTCGATGGTGATTGAATCTTCAATTAAACTGCTTAGTAAATAAATTTTTTTAATAAGTTCTGAATTCTTACGTGCTTTTACACCAGGAAAAAGCTCAACCCCAAAATATCCAGCGTTTATCTTGACGATGCTATCAGCTAATTCATACACTTCTGCAATTATAATTCTTTCTTTTTCGTTACATGTTCTTCTTTCCCTCATGTACTCAATACCAGCTAATTCTTCAGTGATATGCGCTAACGCTTTTGTATGCTTAGCAAGTAAGTAAGTTACCCCGACGAGCACTATTGTGGCAAAAGCTTGTACGGCAATTGAAGCAATCATAATGATTTCAGACATTATAATATTCTCCCCAATGCTTCTTATTTTATTTATCTATTTTTTATTCTTAATTGACAATAATAAATGACTGAACTTACCATTATCAAATGTAAATGATATAAGTGTCGAATCTTTCTTCCAGTACATTAAATCCATTTTACCGATAATTGGAGAATCAAGAACTTTTGTAGGTTGACCATATGCTCTTTCAATTTCTCGCCGACTTGCGCCTTTTGTTATTTCAGAATCTATTAACATATATTTAGGTTCAAAGCCCCTTGTCTTGAGAAAATGAAAAATAAAACTTCTTACGATACTATCCGCATCAACAATGGCTTCTATGCCGTCATTAGAATAACACCAATAAGAACCTAGAGCCGTGTCTTTATATGTATGTTTTTGTTCAGGATTTCCGAAATGCTTTGCAAATTGAGATATATGTATTCCTAAACGAAAAAATTGGTTCCCTTCTCTAAAACCAATCGTATCGCCTGTGTAAACAATAAAAGCCGGTTGTGATTGTCCAAAGAGGAATTGTCCAGTAAATAATAGGGATGCAATTATTGTCGTTCTCATTTCCTTTCCCTCCTTGATTTTGTGGTTTTGTATTTTACCTTTGGCTCTGCTGCTTTTAAAACAACTTCACTTATTTGGTTATAGATTGTCAGTCTCCTTTTCACTTCCTCCAATGTGGTAACATTTAATTCATGGAGAAAGTCTATAATCTTAAAATCTTCATCGTTTAGCTTACGAGCTCTGCCGAAAATGCTTTTATCAAATTTCTTATTTATTTCCTCAATAGTCTCTCCCGTCATAAGCCAGGTTAAATCACAACCAAGAGCACGGAGTTTTTCTTGAGTTCTATTACCAGGGATCCTATCTCCATTGAGATATAAATTAAGATTCTCTGGGGACATCTCAAGTCTTCTCGCAAATTCGGCCATAGTTTTAAATCTATTACCAAATTTGCGCAATCTAGCTCCTATTTCCACCTTGATGTTCGTCATATTACAATAGTAAGATTCCGCTTGACTTTTACATTATACAATTGTATAATATGCCTGTAGAATTATTATACAATAATAGATAATTATGACAAGATAAACAATGCGAAAACTGAATTCCACAAAAATCAAGATCCTGATGCTTCAAAATGGTATTTCAATTGAAGATTTGATGTCTCATTTTGAGGTGGTCCAGTCTGCTGTCTATCATGGGATCTCTGGTAAACGCATTAATCTTCATTTTAAAATTCTTTCTTATTTAAAATCATGCAAGGCAAAAAGGAAGGCGGCATAGTAAATTGATATTTGAATCGCAGTTGAATATCACTCCTAAATCAACTTTAAAGCGCCGTAGATGCGGTTGGCTTAACGCCAACTTCTCAATTTGGACATGAGGAAGCCCTTAATGGACATAATGCAACAAATGCATATTACCGCATCCGATCTTGTTAAGCAATCCTCCGTTCCAAAATCAGCTGTTTCTCATTTCTTACACAACCGATATAACAAAGCAGGCAAAAATAATTGTAAAGCAATTCGAGAAGCCTGTTACCAAATCGGAATATTACAACGACCTAAATCTCGCAAGCCATCTGAGTGTCGAAATTGCGGAACACAATATCCTACCAGAAAAATACAAAATGTTCACGCCACTGTAAATGACCGGGTAGAGGGATTTACAAGCCTGGATATTGGGCAAGTATTTCCCTCCGCCGATCAAAAGGAGAGTTCCAATGCCTGATATTTCTCATTGTAAAATCTGCGGCTGCCAGGATCCAACAGGTCCGTTACCTGAACATTTATCAGATGTGGAAATGCGTATAATCGTACAACGGTTTAATTTTTTGATAAAAGAAATCGCAGATAAAATTTCTGTAAGTAAATCCGCAATTGCAACCTCTTTAAATGGTCACATAAAAAGTAGACCTACGCACATAAAGTTTGAAAAATATCTATTGAAAATCCTTATAGAGAAAAATCATGAATGACATTGATCTCCCCATAATACCAATACCCAAGATCACCGATGAAATTCTAACGCGCGTGAATGCCTTCACTACATTTCTTTCTGTTACTGAAAATATAGAAGAAGCAAAAAAGGGTCTCGCAGAAAAATCAGGACTATCATTACCGACGGTCCACTGGTATTTGATCCGGCTTCGAAAACTTTTTAAACTCCCATCACGCGCTCATCTCTCATCGATTTCTAAACATCCACAACTGCAGCATGCGCTCGAGTATCTATTCACGCGCAAGGAGAGAAGTGATAAGGCATCACTTGCAAGCGCAAAGAATCTGTCCGTTATAGTTCCGACAAATGGTGAATTATTGTCCGTTGAAGATTTCTTAAAGTCACTTTACCCACGCGAAGGAGTCAATGCCGCCAGCTGCTATCGCGTCCTCGCTGCTCGATGCTTGAAAAGACAAGTTGTAAAAACCCCCACGTCTCCCCCTTCACAAGGGGGAGATATAGATGGGGTCGCAATCCTTGCCGATCTTCCGTCTCAGTCTTCAGTCAATCGCTTCCTCCGTCAATGGAAGAAGGAATGCTTCGCAGTTCAACGCGCACGCACGCGTAAGCATGATTGGGAAACACAACAGCAAGCGTACGTTACGCGTGACGTTACTCAATACCAGCCGGGCGAACTTTGGATCGGCGATCATACGGAACTTGATTTTATTGTTATTAACGAGCAGGGGAAACCTGACCGCCGCTGGATCTCTGCGTTTATAGATATTCGCACCGGGCTTCTTATCGGCTATCATTTATCCTGGCAGCCAAACTCACAAACGATCGCAGCAGCCTTCCGCAATGGGGTTTTAAGTAATCAGATAAAAGCATTCACCGGCGAGAAATTCGAGCGAGTCAATATCACGAACATTCCTCAGACCGTAATGATGGATAATGGCAAAGATTATCGCTCAAAATATACCCAGAGAGTATTCGGAAATATAGACTTTGATGATAACGCACGCATCTCTGTCCAGCGAATCACTAAGCTGCATTACACTCAGCCATATCACGGACAATCAAAGGCGCAGATGGAGCGATGGTTCGGTTCTATCCAAACGATGCTTAAATACTTGCCGGGCTTCAAAGGCAATCAATACCAGAAGAAGCCGGACTCGCTGCAAACAGATCTCAAATCCGGAAACATTCTCACTGTCAAACAATTCGATGCAGCCGTCGCAGTCGCAATCAATAGCTATAATAACCGCGTTCATCGATCGCTCAAAGGCGAAACGCCTCTGCAGAATTACCTCACGCATCAATCACATCAGCGCAGCATCGATATGCGAGTCTTGGATTTCCTGATGATGAAAGTACAGGGCCGCCGGATCCGGCGATGCCAGGTCACATTACTGAATAGCGAATATTACAGCGAGCAGCTGATGCCGTTCAATGATCAGCTTGCCGATGTTTATTACGATCCGAACGATCTTGGCTTCATTTCGATTTACGTCAATGGAGATTTTGCTGCCGTCGCAAGCAATAAGGAAATGATCGGTCAGGATGAACGCGGCTGGCAAAAATTGCTGCATGAACGTAAGACCGGTGAGAAGAAAATGCGTGAAGAGATTGCAGTATTTCGTCAGGGCATTAGCGATCATGATGCGCGAATGATGCTCCTGGAAGGCGAGCTGCTCAATATGAATGTTGTGTCGCATGAGATGCTTAAGCAGAACTCATCATCTATTTCAATTATGACCGGACTTGAATCGGCAGCAAAACAAAATCAGGAAGAACTCGACCGTGAAAAGCAAATAGCGGAAGTGCATGAGAAACGGAAGAAAGCTAATAAATCAACACTCTCTCTTGTGGCTGTGAATGAAAAAATAAAATGATCCTGAAGGAGGGTTAAATGCAACAAAGCAACCGATTATCACTCGTTGAACAATCTCAAATAACTGAGAGCGTTGAAGAAATAAAAAAGATTCTTCGCTCGCTTCTTGAAGAAAAGGAAATATCCCTACGCGACATTTCTAAATTCACTGGATTCGCGCCGCCGACAATCTCACAGGCGCTCAGCGGTCAATATGAAGGCGACATAGCAAAATTAGAGGATGCTCTCGCTCGCTTCTATCGTAACTGGGTGGCAAGTAATCTTATTGTTGAGACCTCCGTTGTAAAGCAAATACATGGAGTGATGGGGCTTGCATGGAAACGCAAACTGATTTGTCAAATTACAGGACATTTTGGAGCTGGGAAATCTAAGGCGAGTGCAAGATATGTCGCTCTTAATCCCGACACCTCTGCTTACGTCGAATTAGTCTCAACCACCACACCTACATCATTAATGCATCACATTGCGGAATCTCTGAATATTGAATCTCAGATGGCCGGTTCTCAAGATGATAAACTTTCAGCAATTGTGCGTGCACTGCAGCGCAAACCGAGACAACTCGTGATTGACGAAGCTGATAATCTACGCCCTAGAACGCTTGCTATTTTAAAAGATATTCATGGCGGTGAAGAATCCGGACGCTGCTCTATCGTCCTTCTCGGTACCGACAGATTAAAAATATTATTGAGAGATCCAGTGCTCGGATATTTAAGACGGCGAATAACTCTCCAATGCCATGTCGGCGATATTACATTTGATGAAGCGAAGCTAATAATGAATTTTTGGCCGAATAAATTAGATAAGGAAGATCTGAAAGAAGCATGGCAGCGCGCATTGCGTAAATACGGTGTCGCAACGATGGTCGCCATTATGGCTCGATCGTACGATATGATGCAGTACCATTCTAAAAAATATATAGATGACAAATGCCTTGAAGAAGCTTACGATATGGTATTGGATTGAGGAGGAAATATGTCAGACAAATTGATTGCTTTAAAGTATGCAAGGGAATTACATGATAAAAGATTCCATGGGCCTGCTGTCGATCCGAGATGCGATATTTCCTGTTCTTTTTTAAAAGATGCAAGTGAAATAATATTCAAGGCCATGGAAGATACAAAGAGAAGATGCTCAATGATTGCAGAGACTTATCCTGAAGGTTTTGCACTTGGCTCTAAGATAGCCGTGAAAATAAGAGAATTGGAAATTGTAAAATGACACGCAATTCTCTCATACAACGCATCCACACATTGAAGCGCGATCTCTCGCTCGATGATGAAATGTACCGGACCATCCTTGAATCCATCGCAGGCAAGCGCAGTTGTAAAGACATCGATGATGAATATTTAAATCTCATTTATCAAACGCTTAATAATCAATTCCAAAAGACAGTTCAGACCCGGGTCCGTAAGAATGTGCAGCTCCAAAAGAAGATCTCGAAACTCGGCTTTCTGCTCAATTGGAATTGGAAACGCATCTCAGAGTTTTGTTATCAACAAATCAACAAAAAATCAACGCAGAACTGCAGCGCAGCAGAGCTGAATAAAATTATCAACGGCATGGTCGCGATCATCAACGATAAGCTGGCAGCCGGCAAAATCGAATTGTCACCCAAAGACCTGCAGGATTTTCTGTATTACACTCAAACCCATAAATCGAAGGAGGCAGCATGATCAAGGCATTATTTGGTTTAAGTTTCGCATTCGCACTCTGCTATTGGATATATAAACTCCTGGATGCAAAACGGGAACCCGATGAGAATCTCCGCCTCGCAGAACTTCGCGAGGAAATCTATCTCTATCCTTTCAATACCGAATTAAAGAGGTTGAATGCTCTCTATGAATCGAGGGGAAGAATATTATATCAGTTGCGAGATCTTATTCCGGAGGAGAAAAGACGGCAATTCATCCAGGATAGAATCATTCTTGCCCGCGAGATTGCCCGGCTCACAATAGAAGAAGCCGATATTGTCAGTGACTTTGAAATAATCCAACAACCATTCATTCAACAACCGTAGGGGCGCATCGCATGCGCCCTGGAAAGGAATTTATGAACAATATTTTAAATCAATACGCGAGGCATTATATCGCAATGAAAGCGCAGGAAAAAATCTGTGCCGATCTCAGTAAACAAGTCATTCGTGAGCTGAGAAAGACCGAAGGCGGCGCCGTTGTCGATGGCATCGAGCTGCACATCTCAAATAAAGTCTCGCGCACGTACGCGCCGGACATCCAAGCATGCCTCGATGAACTGAACTTCAAAATCGACGAGCAGAAAAAGATCGCCGAGGACGCCTGCAAGGTGACACAAAAAACGATTCCGTTCGTGAAAGGATTTATCCCTAAAGCAACGGCGAAGCAAGTGCTCGCGCGCGTGAGCGATTATGCAAAACATTTCGGTATCAAATCATAGGGCATATGCCCGGAAGGAGGTTTTTATGTCACCATTTGAACTTGATCTTACGCCAGAGGAACGCCGCAATCAGATCATCCGTAACTGCGGTGCTAAACCGATCGGTGAGCGACCCCCAGCGGATAGCAGGAACGGAATACTTTCATGGTTCATCGATTCGATAACCAAGTCGACTTGCGCAATGCCTATCTCTGAAATCACAGAGATAAAGGTATTAACAAAGCTTGAAGAGAAATGGCGGGAATTCGGATTGACGCTTGTTCCCGGATTGTTGGAGAACAATAAGGATTTCATCTCGCCGATTGAAACAGCAATAAAATTCATCACACGCGGCCGCAACCTGCCTGTTGAAGTTATTAATGCTGCAGCACAGGCAGCTGTCCGCGAGATATTATTATTCGATGCATTTCCGGATGATAGTATTTTGGAGAGAAAACATTTTCCAATATCCAACCGTACTGATGAACGACCAGCTTTCTTAAGAAAAATAATGGACTGATATGCCACATAAACTTAAATACACGGATGAGCAGCTCCTCGATAAAGCACGACAGTTTTACAAGAAGAATAATCGTGTACCTGGAATGAATGATTTTCCAGGCGGATTAAGCAGAACTATCATCAAACGAATCGGTGATTGGACAACATATCTCAACCGTGCGATTGGGAAAAATCCTGCTTATAAATTCTGGCAGAAAGATGATTTGATAAAATTTGCCCGAGAGTTTTGGCAAAATAATAAACGATTCCCGATAAATAATGAAATCGCTTTCGAAGGTCGAAATATTAGAAATATCATTCTCAATAGATTCTCTTCAGTGAATGAATGGCTGGAAAAATCGATCGGAACCAGTCCGCGTATTGAGATTCTCCGGGCGATCGATGAACTCACTCCTCCCGGATGCGATGAAGCAACTCCACGTGAGATACTCGCATATATCCGGAAGAGGATGATGTTTCCTACAAATCTTCTTGGTTTCAATTCTGCCAACCTGAGTGAATCCGGATATATCACTGGCGGCCGTTTGGATCGCACTAGCTGGTGGAAACTTACGCCAAAGGGTAGAGAATTCTTAAAAGGATTTCAAAATGTGTGATGATGATGGACTTGAAATAGTTAGACCCGGAAGAACCTGTCCGGATTCGTTGCATGATTTCGTACCGATAATCGAAGGCAATAGAGCTGTTGGAATCATTTGCATAATCTGTGGGCATCATGTCCGCGAGGATGTTGAACCGAAAGGAATTTATCCAAGTGGTCATTGTATTACAGAAAACGGAAAACTTGAACCAATATCATCTTGAAGGAGGGTGTATGGGTGGAATTATTTTAAATCAATTTGAATCGCGCAGAAGCATTCGAAAAGTGGAAAAGCGAGTAGATGGACTTTACCTGCAATGCACAGCTTGCATACGAATGAAACATGAGAAGAAATTTCAAAGAGACATCCGGAGTCTTGTCAATCGTGCAAGTCAATGTATAGAATGCCAGGCTAAACATAAACGCCGTAAGGATGCAAGCAGGAGAAATCATCGCATCGCAGCATGACAACTTTTCGCCGAAATAATTATCGCGCGGATCATATCCGCCGCTTCGGACAAGCAACCGGAACGCCACTGTTTGATTCTACGCTGGCAACGCATCGCCCAAATGAGGTCGAACAAACGCGATTTGAAAACGCTCCAAAGGTGATTCAAACTGGCGATGATACGCGGAAACTTTCACATACAATGCTGAAGGCAGACGAGATGAAACTCGGCGATATGCAGCAGCTCGTTCTCGATACATTATATAAAATTGGTCCCGCTACTAATGAAGAAATCGCCCGGCATCTTGGATTGCCAATCAATCATGTTGTTGGCCGCACATATGAATTAAGACAATTCGGATTAGTTATTTCCGACGGTAAAAGGAAATGCAGCGTTACCGGTAATATCGTTCATGCCTGGAGAGTGAAATGAAAATCATTTCCTTCGCCTGGACAACACCTGCTTTACTTGCTCGACAAAAATCTGTTACGCGCAGGCAGTGGAAACCGGAATATGCTTGCCGCTTCAAGTCTGGAGATATTTGTCTTGCATACGATAAGCAACCACGTTATGGTGGAAAACCAATTGCTAAAATTCGATTGATCTGTGATCCGTATGAAGAGAATTCGAGAGACATCCCCTGGGAGGATTATATCGGAGAAGGGTTTGTATTCTTAACAGAAAAAAAAGTTCTCGTTGATGGTCTTGCACCTTCCGAAGTATGGAAGGCATGGAAACTGTTTCCGCGAATGCAATGGGTGATAAGATTCGAAATTGTGGAATTATTATGATAACAAAATATCGTGATTCTGATCTACGAAAAGGCGTAAAGATTTCTGTCATCATCTTCTTCGCAATATTATTAATTGAACTTATTATTTACTGGGGGTTTAAATGAAACCTATTTCTATTCATCTTGGCTACGAACTCGAAACCGGCAATGCGATAGGAATTCCTCTCTCGCATCTGATTGTTACTGGACTTACACAACTCTCCGGAAAAACAACGACGCTTGAAGCACTCATCACACGCAGCGATCTGAAAGCAATCGTATTTCGTACCAAGCCAGGTGAGCGCGGCTTTGCAAATGCACAGCGCATTCCGCCTTATTTCAAAGAGCGATCCGATTGGCAATATGTCTCTGCACTCCTGGAGGCAACGCTGAAAGAGAAAATGAGATTCGAGCGTTCATGGATAATGACTGCATGCAAAGGCACAAGTTCACTCCTCGATGTGAAGAGGAATATTGAACAATCCCTCGCCAATCCAAAATTGAATTCTCTAAGCCGCAGCGTCTATACAACGCTCGATGAATATCTCAATCTCATCCTTCCGCAGATCTCGGTAACAACTTTTAGCAATACGCTGGACCTGCAGCTGGGAGTAAATGTTATGGACCTTGAGCGGCTGCGCGACGAACTACAAAGCCTTGTTATCCGGAGCGTGCTTGAAACAACGCTGAAGGAAATGCACGATATTATTGTCGTTATCCCGGAGGCGTGGAAATTTATACCTCAGGAGCGCGGCAATCCATGCAAGCAACTCGCGGAGGAATTTATTCGCCAGGGTGCGACAAATCACAATTATCTGTGGATCGATTCACAGGATATGAGTGGTGTCGACAAAACGCCTTTGAAACAGGTTTCAACCTGGATACTCGGACTTCAATCTGAGCGCAATGAAGTCCGCCATACCCTCGATCAGATGCCTATTCCCAAAAGGATGCGGCCGGCTGAGGATGAAATTATGACATTGAAGCGTGGACATTTTTACGCTTGCACACCGCAATGGAGCAAGAAAGTATATGTGCAGCCATCCTGGTTAGATGAAGGAACGGCAAAGGCGATCGCAACCGGCGAAAAGAGTGTCGATGAAATCCAGAGACCGCTTCAGGCATCTCTGCCTCCATTGCCGTCTTTACCAAAACAAACTCCGGATGAAAAACTCATCGTACTCGAGCAGGTGCAAAAAGAACTTCAATCGATTCGGAAGGATTTCTTCGGACAGGTTCAGCAGCTCACCGAGTATGTCCGTAAAGTTGCAGAAAGTATTCCATCTATCCAGCCGACATCGTTAGCGCCCTTAAAAGAAATCGATACCGATCAGATAGCTCTTACAATAATGCAGAAATTGCCGAACAAGGATATTCTCATTGACGAAGTAATTAAGGCGGTACTTGCAAAGATTCCCAAAGGTATTACCGGCGGAGCTGCCAAATATGAAGTTGCACCGATGGCTGCACTACAGAAAAAATTCCTGCAGGAAGCAAAGGAAAGAATCATTGCAATAATTAGTGCGCTTCCTGCCGACCTGAAGAAGCTTCTTTTATTCATCGAATCACAAGGCAAAGGTATTGAGCACAATCAAGTATGCGAGAGATGCTTTGGATGGAAATCCGTTGGTGAATACAGCACAAAGGTGAAGAATATGCGGCTCGCCTTGCGCGATGCTGGTTTCGTCCGGGTTGACAGCAAGGCGAGAACATTTCCGATGCTCAGAGATAAAATTATTCAGGAAATAGGATTGCATGGCGCAACAGATGAAGAGATACAGCAACTCTATGATCATATTATTTCGGAGATGTTGAAGTGACTCCGGAGATGGATATAGTGCAGGAAGTAATGCTCGTTCACGCTCAATTTGTGCAATCATATTATCATGCGCGTTGGGTACCAAAGGATGAGAATATAAAAGAGACTCTCAACCTTTTGAAATCACCTCTACCGGGATTCGATCCTTATACAAAAAAAGATATGCTCGAGAGATTGCGTGCGTTTCACAAATGCCGCGAGACCTGGCTGGTTAGTTGTAAACATAATTATTCGGTATTTATAAAACATTTCCATCGGTGGCTACCAGCGGCCCCGGTGACTCCTCAACGGACCGCCTCTGTACCTCCATCAGGGGCGACTCGTCCTTATCGATGCCCTGAATGTAACAACGAACTTCCGACACCAGGAGAGATCTGCGAGAAATGTTTTCCACATTGCCCGGAATGCGGTGAACGACATTCTAAATCCGACACTTGTGCAGAATTTAAGGAGCGGATGAATAAGCTCAATGCAATATTTCACTCACAATGGAACCGAGGCAAGGGACCCGTAAATCTCACAGGTGAAAAGATATTCGATGACAAAAAAGAATTCACAGAAAAAGACGGCAAACTGATGAGGTCGAAATGAATTGTAGATGTCAAGTTGTATGGAAGAATTATCCTAGATGAAAACGATTAGAGAGGAAAGGCATTGACAACCCAAGAAATCAAAATGTTCGATGATGTTCTGTTCTTTGAGATGCAGCGGAATAAGATCAAGTCTCTCTCCTTTACACAAGCATGGAAAGTATGCGCGAAGGCAATGCCAAATTTGTCATTCTATAAGGGGATTGAAATTTTGACACGGCAGTTTACTTATCACTTATTATCGGCAATCGAAGATCTCGAAGACAAAACCCTTATTGAGGTTACAAGGCGCGGAACTGGAAGATTTGCTAAGATATTACAATTCAAGTTAACCAACCGTGGAAACGAAGAATTGTCAAGAATTGTATTTACTCATCAAGAACGAATGGGAGAATGAGGTTGATTCTCTATCTGAATCTGAATAAATTGCTTTTGTTCAATAGCTGTACCGGCTCGCCGCTCCGCTATGCGGTAAAGTGCCTGGTTAATATTTACCGGGTAACTTTCCTGCTAACCGTGAGGGGCGGGGCGCGGGTACAGTCGCGTGAACAAAAGTTGCCCGGTTTATGTTCTTTAAATAGTCAGGGGAAATGATGTATGCGCCAAGATGATGTAGAGGAATTAATAACATACCTGCGCCAGGTATCAAAAACAAAGGATAATGTCCAGATTATGATCGATTGCAATGAGCATGGATTCCATGCCAATATAATTTCCGGCAAGTTTTTGGATCTCCTTATGCTCTTATGTAAAATAACTAAAACAAAAGATCGTTTACATATTGATGTTGATTATAATGCAGGCGAATTTCATTGGAAGGTGCCAGTCAGCAATATGACAGCGGGCGAATTCATGCCGCGCCAGCTACGCGAGCATGAAGGCGTTGACTCACAGCATCGAAATCATTAGATTTGAAATAGAAATATCTTGATTTAGGATCATCCGATCACAAGGAGTCCCGTAATCGTCGAAAGATGGTTATGGGACTTTTTATTTTTGAGGCGAGTATGTCACTGAAAATGGAACGCATCGATGCAAAGCGGTTATACCTTGAAGAAGGATTAACCATAGAAGAGATCGCCAAGCGAATGCCAAACGTATCTATCCAATCTCTCTATCGGTGGAATAAAGAGGAAGGTTGGGACAAGGAGCGCGAGGAAATATCCCTGACATCGTTCAGTACGCTTAAACGCACACTCCTTCTGATGTCAAAGAAAATGGAAGAGATGGTGAACTCCGGAGAGATCGAGCCGCAGGTCGCAGATTCTATTGTAAAGCTTTCTAAGGTGGCAGAACGACTCGATAAAAATGTGAACGCGTACGGCAATATTCTTTTGATGGTTGAAGAGCTGACGAATTTCCTTGCCGAACGAGACACAGAATTACTCGATAAGCTCCATCCGTTCCTTATAGAATTCGGACAGGAGATGGGCAGAAAATACAGCAAGAAACGCTGAGAGAATAATGGCAGACTTCACGCGCAAAGATTACGAGAAACAATATGCTGAGATCATGCAGCGGATTCAGCGTCAGGCGACGCCGTTCCCGAATGATACCATTGCAAAGAAACAGGCGCGCATCGAGCGGGCAAAGAAAGACAAATTCTTTTTCGCTGTTACCTATTTTCCACACTACATAGAAGTAAAAGACGAATACAAAACCTGCTGGAAGGACCCGGGAGCAGAATATGATTGGGTCAATGCCGGTTTCTCTCCTGATCATAAAAAGTTCTTTGAAATTGCCGATGATCTCGACAAGCTAAACATCGTTGCTGGTTTCCGTGAAAGCGCGAAGGATACACTTCTTAGTATCGTCGATGTTATACATAAGATTGTTTTTAAAGAACGATGGTTCATTGCCATCATTGCGAAGACTGAGATCAAAGCCGAGACAAAGTGTGTTCCAATCAAACTTGAACTGGAAGTAAACGCCCGTCTTATAAATGACTTTGGTAATCTTCGCGGTCAGGTATCCTGGGAGTATGGCGACTTCGTTACCAACACCGGGATAAAAGTAAAAGGATACGGACGCGAACAGGCATTGCGTGGAGAAATGAATTTCGGACACCGGCCTGATCATATTATACTGAACGACATCGATGATCCGACAAAGCCAGACAGTGCCGGTCAGGTAATTAAATTCGTAAATAGCATTAAAGAAGACATCCGTTTTGCAGTCAACTCTCCGAAATGGTCTGCTTTGTTCTTATGCAACTACACGATCAAAGGCAACATTGTCGATGAGATGATTATTGGTAAAAATACAGCGCACTTTGGAAAACATATTTTCCGTGCACTGGTGCCGAATGAACAGGCAACGAAGGAGGAGCGTGAGATTGCAAAGAAGTGTCGCAGTGCAGGCTTCGCCGACTCAATGAAATCTGCTTGGGAGCACCGGCACCCGACACTTCGTTTATTACAGGAAAAAAAGGATGATGCGGATTCATTCAACACTGAGCGTATGATGTATCCTCGAAGTCGAAAGGATCAGAAATTTAAGGACAATTTTTTTAGATACCATACCAGAGAAGAATTGCGGCTCAGAAGATATGTTTTTTACACATCTGTCGATCCATCTAGTACTGAGGGAAATGATTATAAAGCTGTAATTACTATGGGCATCGCAATAAAGGAAGATGGAACTCTTCACATGCCTATAGTAAAAGCCGACATTCAACCAGAAGGTATTGATTGGATGTTAGAAGCAAGTTGGAGGCATGAAGAACTGTTCAAACCGATTAAAGTCGTAGTCGAGGAAAACAGTTATAAAGATTTTGTGAGGCGCGAATATAAACGTTTAATGGCAAAAAAAGGACGTCCACTTCCCTTTTTCCCAATTAACCATAGTCGTCCTAAAGCAGAACGAATTGAAAGACTTGTTCCTCTTGTCAAAGAGGGCATCATTACGTTTGATAAGGACGATCCGGATCAGGAATTACTCATCCGACAATTCAAAGCTTTCCCAAACGGTGGAAATGTAAAAGACGGCGGTGTTGGTGATGATGGTCCAGATGCAGCAGCAACGGACGTTGAAGTAGCTGAAGTTTATGCAAATGATGGCGCGATAGAATACAAGTCACTAAGCAAACGGACGGCACAATTTAAAAAAGGTACATGGTAATAAATATTCAAGATATACCAACTAAAGAATTGGAAATGGAATTAGCGAGACGAGGTAAAACAGTATCACCAACGGTATGTTGGAAATGTAAACATTGGACTGCGAGCGTAATGCACTATACTTCATTCGGTGAGCAGTTGCATTGTCATGGTTGTATGAAAAAATGTGAGGATTGTACTTGTCTATAACTCGTCGACATATTAAAGCTTTTTTCATTGCACTACTTTCATTCAAATTTCCTGTCTCATGGGGACGGGGAAGAAGGAAGCGGTGTAAATTTGCAGGTTTTAAATCGTTCAAACATCCTCTCTTGTTGAAGTTTCTCGGATTATTTTTTGACGTTCGCAGATCTATTAATGGCGACGTTGAGATATGGTTCCGCGAACGTGAGAGGGATGCTGTAAACAAACGGCGCATGTTGCGCCGTTTAAAACACATCCTATCACAAAACAGGGGTCATGTATGAACAAATTGTTTGCATATCCAGGCGGCAAATGGCCGATACGGCATCTTATCATTTCCGCTTTTCTTATACACACAACTTTTGTAGACGTCTTCGGAGGATCTGCTGCTATTATTATCACAAAAGAAAAATCCGGTGGCGAGGTATTCAATGACAAAAACGAGGAGCTCGTTAATTTCTTCCGTGTAGTTAAACATCGACCTGCAGAGCTCGCTGAACGATTCCAGGATGTTCATGTTGAATGTTTGGACTTTAAGGAATGCATCAAAAATTATGATTCACCTGAAACATTGTTCTATTGCGATCCACCATATCCGGATACGCGCGGTGGAAATACAAATTATAATCTTTTGAGTGAGCAGGATTGGCAAGATTTATGCGGTATCCTTTCCAACATTCAAGGGAAGTTCCTACTCTCATCGAACGACCATAAGATGGTTAGGAAACTTTTCAAAGGTTTTAACATCAGGAAAATAGATGTGAGAGTTACACTTCCCAGGAGTAAAAATGCCGGCAACCGCAAAGAATTGTTGATCAGCAATTACAAACTTCCTCCGCTTAGTAATAAGCGCCGAGAGGAGGTTATAATATGAAAATCCTTCAAGGACATGTGCTAGATGTATCCCGCCGAGTTTCTGATGGAGTTGCTCAATGCTGTGTTACCTCTCCGCCCTATTTCGGTCTGCGTAATTATGGAACTCCGCCTCAAATCTGGCGGGGTCTGAAGCCTTTTTGCACTGGCCACCATCGTTGGTTACCTATCTCGATCGCTGCAGCGAATGGAATAATGTCTTCATCAATGAAGGGTTACACTCTTAATATTCATAGCGCGACAAGAGACCCAAACGAATCAGAATTATGCGAAGTATGCGGTGCCTGGCGGGGAGAGCTTGGACATGAGCCGACACCTGAAATGTTTGTTGCTCATTTGATACAAGTTTTTCGTGAAATGAAACGAATACTTCGTCCGGATGGAACGCTCTGGTTAAATCTTGCGGATTCCTATGTCGGCAGTGGTGGACCAACAATATCAATACCAGGTAAACTTTCAAAGGTGCAAAGATGTAACAAAGGATCATTGCAATGTATGAAGCATCCCCCTGTAGAAAGTTTGAAACCTAAAGACTTGATGGGAATTCCCTGGCGAGTTGCCCTTGCTCTTCAGAGACCCTGGCGCATTTGTTTGACGTGTGAAAATGAATTCCACGAAAATGACTGGGGAATTATCCGTGACAAACGAGGCGTTCGGCATTTCATTTGTCCGGAATGTATAGAGGTTCGTATCAATAGAATCTCCGAGCTTGGTTGGTATTTACGCAGCGACATCATCTGGCATAAACCAAATCCTATGCCTGAAAGTGTTACCGATCGGCCAACAAAAAGTCACGAATATATTTTTCTTCTCGCTAAGTCGAAACACTATTACTATGATGCCGAGGCTGTGAGAGAACGCTATACTGACGAAATTCATTACCGTAAACGGATGATTAGTTTGCATAGTAATAGCCCTTATCATCATGCAAATAGAGTCCGGGATGCAAGACCAATTGCGAGCGGCCGGAATCGGAGATCTGTATGGCGGATTACAACGAAAGGATTCAAAGGCGCACACTTCGCTACGTTTCCACCGGATGTGCCGAGGCTATGTATTCAGGCAGGTACTAGCGAAAAAGGCAACTGTGCGCGTTGTGGCGCGCCCTGGCGCAGAATATTAGGTAATCCAAGACGTATTCAGTGCGGTGGACGAGGTTCAAAGACCGCTGATCATGTCGGTTTGTCTCCAACATCTGCATTACGCACAAAACAGTTTACCGTTTATGATACAATTGGATGGGAACCGAGTTGCAAATGTAAATCGAAGATTACGAAACCTGTTGTCATTGATCCTTTTGTTGGATCCGGTACTACTCTTATGGTAGCGCAACAACTTGGGCGTGATGGAATCGGCTTCGAATTGAATTCAATGTATGTTCGATCCATAATTCCGAAACGTTTAAAGGAGGCATAAATGCAAAACATTCTCAAATATATTGCCATCATTTTCGTTGCCGCTGTAATTTTAATACTTGCTCTTCGCGGGTGTCCACAAACAACGACTGAGGTAACAGTTGTAACTCCGCCTGATACCAACTTTGCACAGATTGTCAAACGCGATTATCGCCCTAAGTCTATCCCTATCTTTGAGAATCCAAAGAAACCTCCTATACGTCTTCCAAAGGATATTAAAGAAAAGGATGTGAAGCGAGCGATCATCGTTACTGGTAAAAATTGTATGGACACAACAACAATTATCGAGACCAAGGATGGCAATATATTTGTGGATAAACAAGGCGGTAAGGTGGCAACGGTAGAAGAGATAACATACAAACCGCCGATTTTAGCTTTTGGTTTAACTCCAATTGTAGGTATGACAGTCTCACCATTCGGGAAATTATTATCGCCAATGATAGGTCTGAATTTTATTACCTGGTATGGACAGGTTCAATTTCCAAATTTATGTATTGATCTACAGGGAGTTTCATCTTTTGCAATGTATCGACTTGATATTTTTAGTTTTGGAGCCGGCTATCGCTGGAATTATAATACAGGCAATCGACAATTAATCGGAGTTGTAGGAATAAATTTTTGAGGTCATTATGATCAAAGAGTTTATACAGAAATTCACAAAGAAGGATAAACAGAAATTGACAGATAATATTTCGACTGTCAGTATTTACGATCGTTACTCGACTTATCCATCGAAGGGTCTCACTCCGGAAAAGCTTGCATCCCTTCTGCGTGAAGCAGATACCGGTGATATATATCGCCAGATGGAATTATTCGAAGAAATGCTGGAGAAAGACGCACACCTACAGGCACTCTTCCAGGCGCGACGTCTTGCCGTAACAAGACGAGGTTATAATATAATTCCAGCATCCGACAATCCTAAAGATGTAGAAATTGCAGACGATGTTGATAAAATGATAAAGCGTATTAAGGGATGGAAAAATGCTGTCGCTGATATGCTTGATTGTGTACCTAAAGGTTTTTCTGTCTGTGAGTTGATTTGGGAAAACCATGGAGACAAACTTGTTGTCACAAAAATTAAGCATATACATCAAAAGAAGTTTCGATTCGGGAAAATATCCGATCCTTTCTCCAACCCGGAAGAATTACGGATGCTTATCGATCCACAGCAAATTAATACTTTTCGAGGTATAGTACCGGAAGACGAGTTATCACGCGCCAATACCGATGGTGTTTCAATAGATAATAATCCAGTATTACGCCGGCGATTCATCGTTACATACTGCAAAGCGAGAAGTGGTAATCCTGAAAGAACATCTCTTTTACGCACCTGCACTTATACCTTTTTGTTTAAGAATTATGATGTTAAATGGTGGATTTCATTTGCAGAGCAATTGCTTGGATACCGAATTGGAAAATATGATCCAAACGGCGTTGATGCAGATGGTCAGAAAAAATTATTAGAAGAAGCTTTACGCGGATTAGCTACAGATTCATCTGCTGTTATTTCAAAAGACTCTGTTATTGAATTTGCCTCTATGACCGAAAGATTTTCCGTCGGAAGTCTTTATAAAGATCTGAAAGATTATTGTAACGAAGAGGCTTCCAAAGTAGTTCTCGGACACACTGGATCCACAACGGGAACGCCAGGTAAACTAGGCGGAGAAGATGTTGCAAAGGAAGTTAAACAGGAATTGGTTGAATCTGATGCTCAATCAACTGATGAAACAATAACAGACGATATAGTTCGCTTATACATTGATCTTAATAATGGTCCGCAAGAGGAATATCCGTATTATCAGACCGATCTTAGCCAGGCACTCGATTTGTCGAAGGAAGCCGAAATTGATATAAAAATACAACAGATGGGTTTCCCATTGACAAAAAAATATGTGAAGGAAAAATACGGCCGGCCGCTTCCGAATCCCAAAGATAAGGAAGATGAAATACTTACCCCTCGAGCTGCAGCACAGCTAACTTTCTCGGGCCCCGGGTCTATAGCTGCTAAAGACGATCTGGATGGTAAAAAAAAACTCTTGATGGATCGATAAAGGATGCCGACTACGAACAGCGCGTCGAAACGGTCACTCAGAACGCCATCGATGATGCTATACCTATCTATCAACCCCTCATTGAACGGCTTTCAACCCTCCTTCGAGGAGTAGATAATTTCGAATCTGCTAAGAAAGAACTGGACAATTTTGGAGCAGATACAGAATTCTTAAAATCCCTCTCTAACCACATTGTTAATTCACTCGAAACCTCAGAGGCACTCGGCCGCAGTCTTATTGTAAAAAAAGATAAGGTGTTGAGCGGTGAGAATTATGTCGCAGCAAAAGACTATGGTAAATGGATCGTTTGTGATGACGGTCCGGTAACAGTTTCCTTTGATATTATTCCAAAAGAAGCCCGCGATTATATACGTGAAAAGGCTCTTACTATTGCCGGAGTAGAACAGGCAGAGGTTATACAGGCGGTTAAGGATAAATTAGAAGAGGCAATTAAAAATGGAATAAGTCTTGATAATTTTAAATTACAGATAAATTCTATTTTTGACTCATTCGGAATTACCAAACTATCATCACGTCATCTCGACACGATATTCCGAACCAATCTTTACAGTGCATATGCTATTGGAAAACTCGCCCAGGTTGATGATATGCGCGATCGCTTTCCACTGTGGCAGTATTCAGCCATTCATGATAGCCGGACTCGCCTTTCACATCTCGAACTCGATGGTCGTATATTCCGCGTTGGTGAAGGACCTATTCCACCGATCGATTACAATTGTCGATGTACAGCTATCTATCTACATATTTCACAAACAACTGGGTTAGAACCTGAAGATTGGCAGGGCGGTTCAACTGTTATGCGGTTTGATACTCGCCAATCTTTTGAGGATTGGAAAGTTAATAAGGCATCTGTGATCACACCGGAAATTCAGCAATGGATTAATGACACGCTTTGACACAATGTCAGATTGATTTTCGTTTAAATCCTCTCAACGTTGCCGATTTCTGATAAAAATTCGCCTTTTGAAATTTTCCTTCGTGTAGGGTTTCCGCATTTCTGCGCTAAAAATGCTATCGACCATGGTACAAAGTGCATGACAGTTTCCAAAATCTCTCACTTTCTCTCACAATTCTAATTTATCGTGCACATCGCAAACGCTGTAACTCTTTGAAAAGCCAACACTTGTACTATTAGCCAACCATGGTACATCTTGACTCCCTACATTGGCGGGCAAGTGAGTCTTTGAGTGGTTGAGTAGATGAGTATCCCGCTAGTCCCGCTAGAAAACAGCGGGATGCAAAAAACGCAAAAGAAGCGGGACGCACAAAGCGCGGATGAGTAGTAAGAAATTGAGAATAATAGATAAAAAAGGGGGGGCTTGTATGCTTTAAAAAAGTCGAATCGTGATTCGCCACTACTTTTTCTTTTTTACTCGATATCTCAACTTCGGCTCCTCGACCCAAAAACCAATCCGTCGTTTCGGCAGTTCCGGCGTACGCGATTCCTTTCTGCCATTTTCATTTAATCGAACTGAAAAGTAGTATAGCTCGACACACTTAATCTTTCAGACATCGAACTGAGAGTCCATCACCCTTTCTGTTATAGAATTTATAAATAATATCGAAGATAGAACACATGTCCAGACTATAGGCTTGAAGTGCAGATTCTTCGGTAAAACTCCACCAATAACCATGGGAACTAAGGCATTCGAATTCGCCATTTTTTCGTATACGACGGCCGCCCGGAAGAGCTGTAAAACCGCTTTCGTTTGTAGCCCCCATATTTTGACTCCAATGTACTGAACCGGTTTCTCTCAATCTGGCACCTGCCGCCTGTCCACCAATATAATTTACTAGAATTGTCCATTCACTATCTGTGGGTACATGCCAACCCTGCGGGGCTATATTACGACTGTCATGTACAGCATACCAATTATATAACCGCCCATATGTATTCACGGTGTGTCTGAAGTCGTTATATTTATTGATATTATTATAGTTACAATAAGCGCCAGTTGTAAGTTTACTCCATACCGTGTCACTCATCACATTTGGTATTTCATCTCCATTGCGGTAATGGGTTACTTTTAGGTTTTCCATCATCCATTCTTGTTTACCGATTTTAACCGTTTTATAAACATTGCCGTCAATGTCTTTCACAGTTCCTGTCTGAGCATAACAGGTAACGCAATATAAAAAAGTTATTAACAATACAACGGATCTGCCGGGAATAATTGAATTATTTCTCATTGTTTTGGCTTTCTATTTTTTCCACTGATCTGGACTATTTCTTGTGGCGATTTATCACTTGAAAAAATGGTAATGAGTTTTAAAGAAAAAAGCAAAAGAGCAATGGAGCTGATGAGTAGTAAAAAATTGAAAATAATAGATAAAAAGGGGGTAGGTGCTTGTATGCTTAAAAAAAGTCGAATCGTGATTCGCACCTGCAATGATTAAACGTACATCTGTAGCCGAGGTCGTCGACCTCGGCAAATCCATGATGTGTTTCAACGTGACGGATAAAAAATAAAGGGCACGTCCCACCAAACAAATGGCGGGTAAACGTGACGTGCCCCTACTTTTATCATCCATAAATGCATTTATAAACGAGAATGGACAGGGCAAGTACAGCAGTGATGCTGTTCATAACTGCAATAGATAGTGCGCGAATTTTAATTCCATAAATAGCCCAGCCGATAACTCCCGCAATAAAAAGTATATACATCGGGAGAGAAATTGAGGTGGCCGGTACGGGTCTCATACTCCACACGGTAAAGACCTGCGGCACGAACGCCGATGTTGTGCATATTCCCGAAAGCAGTCCAAGAATTTCAATCCGTTTCATTTTCAAACCTTTCATAACTACTGCCTCAAAATGTAGCCAAAACGCTTTTCAATCACAATGGTTTAAACCATAATGAGATTCCCAATTGAAGTATTTGGGAATGACATATGTTTTTCTGGATTTTTTTTACTAGCCCGCGAAATCGATGGGAACAGCGTAATTCAACCATTTCATTGACCTTAGAAAAATATGGTAGTAAAACAAGGCGAACCCGCTCCGACGAGCGG